TATAGCTGAAAAGAACCTGACAGTTGTTCAAGGAGACGGCACTTATGACCTTGGAACCTCCACAATAGACATATTATCCCTTGTTGTACGTCGAGATGGCACAGATTACGCCTTAGATCGCATAAGTAGGGACGAATACCTTAATATCCCAACAAAATCCACAACAGGTCGTCCAACGCAGTATTTCGTTGATAGATTGATAAATCCTGTCCTGAAAATGTGGCCTTTGCCCGATAATAGCACTGATGTGGTGTATTATAACGCTTTAATACGCCTAGATGACGCCGATACTTACACAAATACAGTGCAAGTTCCCTTCCGTTTTTACCCTGCTTTAGCGGCTGGTTTGGCCTATTATATCAGCATAAAACGCGCTCCAGACCGCTCTCAACTCCTAAAAACGGTGTATGAAGAGGAAATAGGTCGAGCAATGGATGAAGATAGAGATCGCGCATCCTTTAGAGTAGCCCCTGATTTAAGGAATTACCGTTATGTCTAAGTATGCCACAGGAAAGTGGGCATATGGCATATCTGACCGCTCTGGCTTCAGATACAGGCTCAGAGACATGCGCAAAGAGTGGAATGGCCTTCTTGTGGGCAAGGATGAGTGGGAAGCGAAGCAACCACAACTAGAGCCTCTTCGTGCCACTCCTGACCCCCAAGCATTGCGCAATCCACGGCCTGAACAAAACATTCCGCAACAAGACAATATACAATGGGGCTGGAATCCGGTAGGAATGGCATACGATGGGGGTTTAACCCCAAATAATTTAGTTGCTACTGGCTCTGTTGGTAGCGTTACGGTGAATATATCATGAGCTTTACATACGCACAATTAAAGACCGCGATTCAAGACTATACTGAAAACACAGAAACAACTTTTGTGAACAGTCTTGATGTTTTCATCAAAAACACTGAAGAACGAATACTTAAAATAGCTCAGTTAGAGGTATTTAGGAAAAATCAATCTGGAAACATGGCAGCAAACAACCAATTCCTTGCCCTTCCCAGCGATTATTTGGCTCCATACAGCCTTTCTTTTACAAGTGGGGGCAACAAGGAGTTTGTTTTATTCAAAGACGTAAACTTTGTTCAGTCATTTAACCCGAACAATTCTACGTCTGGCGCTCCGAGATACTATGCGCAGTTCGATATTGATAACTTCATATTGGGGCCAACTCCAGATGCGGCTTATGACGTAGAGCTTCACTATTTCTATCGCCCAGCAAGCCTAACGGCTGGTGCTGAAGATGGAACAACATGGTTAAGCACAAATGCTTCTGTTTCAATGCTGTATGGCTCTCTGATTGAGGCATATACATTTATGAAGGGTGAGGCTGATCTAGTTCAAAACTACACTCAGAGATTCACTGAAGCCCTTTCTCGCGTTAAAAACTTCGGAGAATCACAAGAAGTTACTGACGCTTATCGTACTGGTCTTATTTTGCGGGAAAAAACATGATAAGTATCAGTCAACACAAACATGTTAAACTTATAAGGAGATTGTGACATGGCCTTTTCAGGTAACTTCATGTGTACGAGCTTTAAGAAAGAGCTTCTTGAGGCCGTGCATAACTTTAAAAACTCAGGGGGTAGCACGTTTAAGATTGCCCTTTATACAAATAGTGCATCTTTTGACGCCTCTACAACAGCTTATACCGCGACCAACGAGGTATCAGGAACAGGTTATAGTGCTGGAGGAAACACTCTAACACGAGTTGATCCCACAAGCTCAGGAACCACAGCTTTTACTGACTTTGCGGACACAACGTGGTCATCTTCAACGATCACTGCTCGCGGTGCAATGATTTATAATGATTCCGCCGCGGGTAATCCAGCAGTCGTTATTTTGGACTTTGGATCAGACAAAACGTCCACAAATGGTGACTTTACTGTAGTTTTCCCAACGGCAGATGCTTCTAGCGCCATTGTTCGGATAGCCTAATGACCGATGTTATCGTCCCCTTTTCTGGTTGGGGCCGAGGAACGTGGGGCCAACTCGCCTTTGGCGAAGGCTCCGTTACGAACGCGGGTGCCGTTGGAGAAATTGGCTCTGTAACAATAGTCGCAGAGGCCAATGTTCCTGTGACTGGCCTTCAAGCCGCGGGTTCGGTTGGTGGCGTAACCGTTGTTGCAGAGGCTAACGTTAATCCAACTGGCGTTTCTGCGACAGGTGAAGTTGGCTCTGTAAGTATTATTGAGGGCGTAGGTGTAAACGTAAACGTCACTGGCGTTTCGGCTACTGGTTCTGTTGACTCTGTTACAGTTATTGGAACAGCCGTGGTTAGTGCCACTGGAGTAGCTGGCACAGGAGCCGTAGGGTCTGTTGTCGTTACCGCCGATTCAATAACTTCTGTTACTGGCCTTGAAGCTACAGCTTCGGGTGGTGCAGTCACTACAACCGCTGACGCTAATGCCCCTGCGACTGGTATTGCGGCTACAGGTTCTGTTGGAACAGTAGATGTAGGAATATTTGTTACAGTAAATGTAACCGCGCCAAACGCCGCTATTGGGCGGGTTGGTACCGTAGAAGCTAACGCAAATGCAGACGTTCATGTCACTGGAGTCTCAGCGACAGGTATTGCAGGTCAGGTCCTCGTTTGGGGGACTATTGTTCCAAATCAAAATCCGGGTTATACTCCCATAACACCATCTTCCACCCCCGCTTGGAGTGACGAAACACCGTCTCAATCTCCGGGCTGGGATGACATAGCAGCATAGGATAAAAAAATGCCTAGTACATATACATTAAACAACGGTATCGAACTCATCGGCACAGGCGAACAGTCTGGTACATGGGGAGATACCACAAATTTAAATCTCGAACTTTTAGACACAGCACTTGATGGTCAAGTCACAGTAACTTTAAGCTCCACAGGGACTTCAGGTTCTCCTAACGTCCTTCCAATCAGCGATGGGACATCATCAAATGGTCGTAACCGAATGGTTATTTTCAATGATGGTAGCGACATAGGCGGCACAGTATATGTGCAATTAACGCCAAATGACGCAGAAAAGATTATTTATGTGCGTAACAGTCTTAGCGGATCACGCAGTATTTTGCTTTTCCAAGGGACATATAACGCGAGTAACGACTACGAAGTTCCTGCGGGAACGACTGCGGTTGTGTTTTTTGACGGTGCGGGTTCTGGCGCGGTAGCGGCGAACGTATTTAACAATGCACACTTTGATGCTTTGAATGTAGTTGGAAGTGTGACAGTCGGCGGAGGCGTGACTGTAACAGGCACGGTTGATGCGGGGACGGTTGAGTTTGACAACCTTTCTGGTACTGGGGCAGTATCTGTCACTAATATTCTCGACGAAGACAACATGGCCTCTAACAGTGCCACTGCTTTGTCTACTCAACAGTCCATCAAGGCGTATGTAGATAGTCAGGTTGGCACGGTTGATACGCTTGCAGAGATTCTTGCTAACGGCAACACGACTGGCGGCACGGATATTGCGGTATCTACTGGCGATGACATTACGTTTGCGGATAACAGCAAAGCCATCTTCGGCGCTGGGTCTGACCTACAGATTTACCATGATAGCGCAAGTGGTCAGAGCATCATCCATGAGAATGGCCCTAGCGTTCTTAAAATTCGTGCTACTGATTTTCGTATATCTAACGCAGATAATACAGCGGATTACTTATCTGCAAATAACGGGGCAGAGGTCAGCATTAGATATAATGGCGCAGTGAAACTCGCCACCACAAACACTGGGGTCGATATTACAGGCACTTTGGTTAGCGATGGGCTGACTGTGGATGGCACGGTCACAGGAAACATCGCCAGTTTCATTAACGATGGAAACTCGACAAACGCCAAAGGCATAAAAATTCAAGGCGGTACAGACAACGGCTTTGGAGAAAACTATAAGATCGAGTTTTTTGACGGTGATGGCACCGCCTCTGGTCGAATTTCAACGAACACAGGTTCAATAAATATTGAAGCTGCGCCTGTGACTATTAATGAAGCTGGTAGCGACCTCGACTTCCGCGTTGAGAGTAGCAGCAACACCCATGCGCTGTTTGTTGATGCTGGGGGCGATTATGTATCTGTGGGAACCGCAGGGAACCTTAACGGGAAGTTAAATGTTTCGGGTTCAATAGTAGCCACTAACGGACAAGCTGTCGACCCAGATGCTCTAAGCGCAGGGAACGTGGCTCTAGGTCAAATTGCAGACGGCTCCGGTTGGGGTGCAGTTGGGCTAGGCTGGAAAGGGTCTGGCGCTGGTGACACAGCAGCAATCGGCTACGCTGGCGAGGCTCTTTATTTTGCTATGGGTGACGGCACTAATGCCAATTCATTTGCAACTGTTTTTAAGTTAGGTCGCAATGAGATTGTTGTAAACGAGGACAGTAACGATATCGACTTCCGCGTCGAGAGTGACGGCAACGACCATGCGCTGTTTGTAGACGGGGGATCGTCCACCGCCAGCGTTAGTATCGGGAACACAGGAAACACTTGGGCCAGCACATTTGACGGCGTTTTGCAAGTTGGTCGGGCTGGCGTAGGTTTTATTGCGAACTACGACAAAGGCGCTGCAAACTACCAAACCGTTGTCGGCACTGGAGTTAGTTATGATGGTGGTTACAAGGCACTTTACAACGATGCTGGTTATGCCTACTGGAATATGGCAGGGAGTCAAACGAGCCTTTCGTTAGCACCCTCAACAACCATAGGGGCCGCACCTGCCTTTAGGGATGTCGTAACATTTTACGAGGATGTACGAGGCACTGTATTCAATGATGGAGGTCATGATGACGACTTCCGCGTTGAGAGTGATAACAACTCCGATATGCTTAAAGTAGACGCATCTGTAGATCGTGTTTACATAAAAAGTTCGGGCGGCGTGAACCAAGCAACTCTTGGAGTAGGCGGCACAATCGCATTTAGTGGGTACACCGCAGGAAGCTATAACTCCGCCAGCGGTTTTATCGACCATTCTGCAACCGCACTGAGGCTGCACTCGGGCGCAGCGGTCGGAGGTAGTTCTTCAATAGCAATTACGACACTTATTTCAGGCAGTGTTTCATCAGCCATAGCCATTAGCGACTCGATAGTTATTAACGAGGATAGTGTTTCGTCCAGAGACTTCCGCGTCGAGAGTGACGGCAACACCCATGCGCTGTTTGTTGATGCGGGGAACAATCGTGTAACTATTGGATCATCTTCGGGTTATGGTCACTTTAACGTGAACGGCAATATTGTCCTTGGCGGTGCGGGCAATAAAGGCATTTACTTTGGCGACAACATTACAAGTTCAGCCGATCAAGAATGGTTGCTTGCAAACAACGCCTCAAGCAGTAATTCGTTTATTCTGTATGAATATGATAGCGGCTCATATGTTTCGCAGCGTGTTGAGTTCCTAAGTGGGGGCAATACTCGTTTTGACAATGGCAATGGAACTACATTTGTAATCAATGAGGCGGGTAATAATGCCGACTTCCGCGTTGAGAGCGATTCCGTGTCGGATATGTTTGTGGTTGATGCAGGCGCAAACTGCGTGAATATCGGTGCCGTAGGATCAACAACGACAAACTATTCCTTATTCGTGAGGGGTAACAATGCAGAAAGCGGAACTAATACCTATTACGTTCAAAAAATTGGTGCCTCAAATTATTCTGATGCCGGTCAATATACGGCCTTGATCGGATTGGGTGTTGAACCAAACGCAGCGTGGTCAAAAGGTGCCATCGGGTGGAGGAGAAGTGCGTCGTATGACCGAGGGGATATGGTGTTCCTTGTTAATAATGCGACAAATACTTCGACCGCTTCAAATTCAGATGAAAGAATGCGGATAAATTCCGCAGGTGTAGTTATTACTGGAAACTTAGCGAAAAGTTCTGGTTCTTTTAGAATAGATCATCCGCTCCCTGAAAAATCAGCTACACATAATCTCGTTCACTCGTTCGTTGAGGCACCACAGGCAGACAACATTTACCGAGGTAAGATTGACCTTGTAGCAGGTCAGGCAACAGCAAATATCGACACAGTTGCGGGAATGACAGATGGCACGTTTGCGGCACTAAACCGTGAAATCCAATGCTTTACCTCCAACGAAACTGGTTGGACTGCAGTTCGTGGATCGGTTAGTGGGAACATTTTGACCATTGAAGCGCAGGACAACACTTGCACAGACACCGTGTCATGGTTGGTGGTAGGTGAACGCCAAGACCAACATATGTATGATACAGAATGGACTGATGAAAACGGCAAGGTAATCGTCGAACCCTTAAAACCCGTCGAATAACAACCCAACGCCATAAAGGAGAAACAAACAATGGCTATTACAAACACATGGTCGATTAACGACATGCAACGAACTGACTCAGATGGGAATGTATTTCTTGTCTATTGGTCAATGGTAGCACAAAGCGATGGTGATCCATCCTACAGTGCAACAGAAGGCGGTAAACTCCGTATGGACGCCGATCCTTCTGATCCAGACTTCATCCCGTATGCAGACCTTACCGAAGACATTGTTCTTGGATGGGTGTACGACAGCTTGATCGAAGGCGACGAAACTGCCGCCGAAGCGAAGGCTCGCGTAGAAGCGGATCGGGATGCAAAAGTGCAAAAGCAGATTGATGCGGCTGCGACTACCGAATCTGGGATGCCTTGGGTATCTTAATTTTAACTTAAACTAAAGGAGATCAAAAATGGCCGAGAAACAAACAAAAACCATTTCGATCAACGGCACAGACTACACTGAAGACCAACTGACAGATCAGCAAAAGGTTATGATTAA